GTCACCCGGCCCGTTGCCACCTGCTCGGGATCGTAGATCGTGCGCGTCGCCTCGGTTACGAGGTCTCCCCGCTTGCGCCAGATAAGCAGTTGGTAGTCAAACTGCTTGTTGGCCGCGGCCGTCCCGCCGAACGAGATGCGCACCCCCTTTGCCGATCTGCCCCGAAGGTCCAGAAAGCCTTCCGCCTTCGTCGGCAGCGAGGTCGCGCAGTTCTTTGCGGCGATGTTGGTCGTCGCCGTCGCGCCGTCCAGCATCTTGATCATTTCACTCGCCATCTCGTGTCTCCTTGTCGCCGCCGCGGTAGGGGGGGCGGTATTGGTGGCAGTGCTCCACTTCCTGGGCCATCCTCTCGGTGGTGCGGTTGAGGTCGTCGAGGCTCTTGGCCACCTTGCTCATGTGGTTGCCCAGGAAGTTCATGAATTTAAGCACGATGAACATGTTGGCGGCGATGGCCGCCCCGGCCAGGCCGAACTGCGTGAGGTAATCCCAGAAACTCGGATCGGGAGGCATCGGTCTGCTCCTCATGAGTTGGGGGCCGGGCCGGGCCGGAAGATGACGGGAAGACGGGAAGACGGGAGGACGGGAAGACAGGAGGACGGGAAGCTCGTCCCGTCGTCCCGTCCTCCCCTCGTCCCGTCATCCGGCCGCCGGCCCCCGGGGGTTGTTTACCAGAGCTGCGCGCCCCTCCACCAGCCGACGTCCATGATCTTCTCTTCCGCCACGCTCGCCTTGAGCGCCCAGAAGGGAGCCATGGCCACGCCGTCGGGGAAGCCCGCCGCTTCGCAGTCGGCGGTGCCGACGTTCACGCCGTCCACCCAGTAGGTGACGGTCTTGTCGCCGTCGAAGGTGATGCCCAGCCGCCGCCAGCCGGTGGTGGTGGAGGCGGCGAGGGTGGCGCAGTTGTCGTTGGGCTCCACCAGCGTCGCGCTCGCCGTCTGGTAGATCGCGTCCAGCTCCGTCGGGGTGGCCACGAGCGTGCGGAAGCCGATCAGGTCCTCGTCCGAGGCGATGGCCCCGGTGTCGTCGGTCATGAAGTCCGCCGCGGCGGCGGCCTGATCGCAGATGCCGACGAAGTAGCTCACCTGGTCGACATCCTGCACGCGCACGATGGTCTCGAACCACGCCTTGCCTCTCCCCTTGTCGATGCAGAAGAGGTTCGACGTGCCATTGCACGCCTGGATCGACCCTTCGTCGTTGTCGGCGTCGGCCCCGGCGATCTGCAGGGCGCCGATCAGCCCGCGATAGGCGGCGGCATTGAGCTGCGTTTCGGTCAAGACCAGCCCGGCGATCGTCACGCCCGTGTCCTGATAGGTCAGGTAGCCGTTGGCCGCCGTGGCCGATGAGTAGCTGTGCGTGCGGTCGTTCCAGTTTTCCATCCGGTACCAGCCCAGGGAGGGATCCGCCAGCAGGGCCGCAACCGGGCAGTCGCCCCACACGGAGGGGCTGGGTGCGAGGGGAGCCCCGCCAGGGGTCGCCCCGGGACCATGGATAATCATGCGTTCAAGCTCCTTTCCATCACGTCATCGGCTCGACGTCGAGCCGCCCGCCGCAGTACCGGCGGTTGGTGATGATGAACTGGTACTGCAGGTCCTCGAAGTTCGTGAACACGTCGTGCGTCTGGACGTCGTTCATGGGGCCGGTGGGCCGGAAGTAGTCGCCCTCCATGATCGCCACGTTGAAGTAGGCGTGATTGAGGAGCAGGAAGGTGTGGCTCACGTTCCCGTCCGCGTTGACCCAGGAGTCCAGCTCCTCGGTCCACTGCACGGGCGTGCCCTTCACCACCGTCTGCCCCGACCACCGGCCCAGGTCGGCGCCCAGGTTGTCGTTGTTCTTGCCGACGTAGCGCTCGAAGGCCAGCAAGAGCTTCTTCGTCGTGTGGGCCTTGTACTGGTCGAACTCCTGGCTCGCCCACTCCGTCGCGTTCTTCGGCACCTCGAAGTGCAGGTCCATGTGCATCGAGATCATGCGCTCGACGTCCTCCGCGTCGAAGTCGTCGAGGATGTTGTCGTGCTTCCACCGCCCGCCCCACGAACGCCACAGCTTGTACTTCTCCGCAGAGGCGTCGATCCCCAGGCACGTCGACGTCGTCGACGAGCCGTCGTCGTAGGTGATGCTGTGGCAGTTGTGGCCCCCGGCTTCCTTCGTCGTGTCGGCCGCGTCGGTCGTCGAGATCTTCGGGAGGTAGTAGGGGATGCCGTTGGGGTTGAGGTCGTCGGTGGAGTCGGTCGGGGCCCGGAAGCCCCGCTTCTCCAGCGTGTTCGCGATGTGGGCCTGCATGGTGGCCCGCCGCACGCTCTGGATGTTCACGAGCTGCGCCTCGCCCCGGCAGGCGAGCACCTCGTTGCGCTCGATCGACCAGTGGCCGGTGAGCCGCCGAAGCGGATAGGTCATCTTCGCCGTCACGTCCGACACGGAGGGCTGAATGGCCTGGAAGGGGCGCACGTGCTGCGCCTGGGCCGTCCCGTCGTTATCGAGCACGATGATCTTCTCGACCATCGTGCTGCCCTCGAGCTGGATCCGGTCGTCCCGGAACCACTGGTTCATCACCGGGTAGTGATGCCGCTGCGTCACCACGTCGAGGGTCTTCTTCTTCATCACCAGGTTGCGAGTGAGCTTCAGGAGATCGATGATCTCCTGATTCTCAACCGTCCTGTCAAACGATACGCCTGCCATTGGATGTGTAACTCCTCAGGCGGCAGGTGCGATGAATGAAAAATTAAAAATGCAAAATGAAAAAGGGAAAATCGGAGAAGGCCGGCTGGCCTCTTCTTTTTTCATTTTTCATTTTTACTTTTCAATTCTCGTTCTACCAGAGGCCGAGCTCCCGGCCCTTCTCGTGGACGGCCGCGTGCTGCTCGTCCTCGCTCGTATCGGGCTTGAACGATGCCGCCGCCCGGCCGCCCGGCGGGGCGGAGCGTTGCCCTTCGCGGGCCTTCAGCTCCCCCGTGAGCTTCGCCGTCACCTCTGCCGTGAGCGCCTGCCGCATCTCGTCGGGAGCGACGATCGCCAGCGCGAACCCGAGCGCCTTCGGCAGGTCGAGATCCTCTTTGAATGCCTGTTGGTAGGCCTGCTGCACCGCAGCGGCCGTGAGCACAAGCTTCTCCTGTTCGGCCCACTCGTCGCTGTCTTCACCAGCGTCAGCGGTGCCGAACCGGGACCTGTATTCCTGGGGAAGGCTCTTGATGAACGCGCCGACGTCCTCGTCCCATTGCCTGTCGTCCTTCTCTTCGCGGTCCGCGGCTGTTTCCTTGAGCTCGCCTTCGAGGCTCTTGATCTTGCCGGCCATGGCATTGAGCAGCTTCGCGCCCTCCTCCCCGAACGTCTCGGGGTCGAACACCGGCTCTCCCGAGCCGCCGTCGCCGCCCTGGCCGCCCTGCGATCCCTGGGATCGCCTGCCGTCCGGCTTGCCGCCGCGGCCCTCCGGGGCCGCACCGGCCTTGTCGAGCTTCTCCTGCAGCTCCTGCTTTTCGCGCCCGAGGCGCGCCGCAGCCCGCGAGTACCGTCTGCCCGCCCGCTCCACCGCCTTCACGTCGGCCTCGGTGAACGACTTGATCTCGTCGTCCTTGAAGCCGAGCTGCTTGGCGAGCTCGCGGACCTGGTCAGACACAGTGACGGTGCCGCCCTGGTCCGGCTTCCCGGACGAGGATCCGCCGCCGTCTGGCGGCTTTTGAGAGCCGCCTTCGCCTTTGCCCGCACCGGGAGCCCCGGCTTTCGCACCGGCGGCTTCGTCCTCCGCGATGAGCCGTTTCACGCCGTCCATCAGCCCCGCGATCTGCGGATGATAGCCGGCCGCCGGCTGACCCGAAGACGCTCCGCCGGCGCCAGCCTGGCTGCCGCCTTGAGCATTCGCTTCTGCCATCGTCTATTCACCTCGACGCCTCCCTGGCGCGGCCTATTCCGCGCGAGGCACGGCGTTGTTTCTCAAGCCTATGGGCTTTGGGCTGCAGGCTATGGGCCGAAGACCGCTCTTCCCGAAGCCCGAAGCCTGAAGCCCAAAGCCTTCTTCAGTCGTGGAGCACTATCGCTTCCTCGGCGGTCATCACCGCCTCCCGCACCTGCCTGAGTGCCGCCGATTGATCGGCGCACCCCGGCGTGCGCTCGAAGATCGCCAGTGCCAGAGCCTTGCCCGCCTCCCGGATGGCCTTGATCCTCTCCAACTGGTCCAGCCGGGCCGTTCTCAGCGCAAACCACGATTCCACTTCAGCACGTGTCAACATGAAGCACTCATCCTCTCCCGCCTCTGATCTCGTCTTTGTTGTGCAGGCCCTTGTGATGAAGCACCCGCAGGTAAGTCTGCCGGTCCCTGCAGTGCAGGCTTCCCCGCCCGTCGTAGCTCGCTTCGTGCGGGGCAAAGCCCGCACGCTGCAGGTCCGCGTTTCCGCCTCTCACCTGCGTCACGCCCACGCCGGCGTTCACGCTCACGATCTCGCCTGAGGATGCGTTGCGCGGCTCCCCGAACTCAAGGCCGAGGTCGCGGCTGCATCGGGATCCGCATGACGGGCACAAGACCTCGTCGTTGCGCTCCGCCACCGGCCGGAAGAGGTCCTGGCGGCCGCCGCACCGCTCGCACACGAATACATAGAGGGGCATGGTCAACTCCGTTGCGCCGTGGCCAATGGCCGGTCATCTCGGCGCCGATATTGCGCTCGCAGCGCGTCCCGCAGGAGCCGCAGAACACCAGGTCGTTGCGGTCGTCCACCGCCCTCACTTCCCCCGTCGTCTTCCCGCACTGCGGGCACGTGAACAGATACACTGGCATAATTGGCCTCGCTTCATCCGTCCGTGTCAGTCCGTGAAAGTCCGTGTCCGTCCGTGTTCATCGCTCACACCTCGACGCCGGCCCGTTCGGCCGGGCTTTCTATGGGCTCGGGCTTCGCCGGCAGCCGCCTGACCACCCTGTTGTCGCCGTAGGCCGACCGCGGCTTGCCCCCGCCCCCGGCACGCGGGAGCCGCATCGGCCGCGCACTGCGGAAGAGGGCTCTCGCCTCCGGCACGCCCAAGAGCTCCCCGCTCAATTTCACCACCGCGTCCACGTCCAGCTGCCGCCCCATCGGGGCGCCGATCTGCGCCAAAGGCAGCACGATCGACTGCAGCCACGTCATGAGGCGCTGATACTGCGCCTCCGGATCCTGGCTCTTCTTCGAGAACGGGCTGATCCGGATCTCGTAGTCCAGAAACTGCCCCTCGCGGGCCTCCGGGCTCCACCGCACCGGGATCGACGCCCCGCCCGGCAGCGTCATCCGCAGCGTCCGTGATCCCACCGGGTCCGTCCACTCGTACCACGCCACCTTGCGGGCGATCCGCCCCGCCGTGTCCAGGGCGCACTTCCGCCAGAAGCCGAACAGCGTCCCCGCCGACGCCCGGTTCAGCTCGTCCTGGCCCAGCGTGTTCGACTGCGGCCCCAGCCCGCCCACCAGTTCGGGGTTGCCTCCGAGCATGTTGAAGAAGTCGCGAAGCCACGCCATCACCTGGTAGTTCTGCTGGTTCACGCCCCCGAAGCTCAGGGCCTTGATCTCGTTGGCGTCCCGCACGCCCACGAGGTCCCCGTCCGAGGCCGTCCGGATGGCGGCCGCGTCCCGCTCGAAGCCCTCCGAGTAGATGCCGATGTCCTTCTGCCGCTTCGCCTGCCGCTCGATCTTGCGCGCCATCTCGTTGATCAAGAGGTGCAGGTCGTAGACCGCCGCGATCGGCGGGATGGGGATCAGGTTGTCGGGCACGCGCGCGTAGCACAGATGATCGTAGGGGCCGAACTCCGGCCCGTCGTAGCCGCGCTCGTCGATGAACTCCGCCGCCGAATCCAGGTCGCGGGGAAGCGTCACCTGCACGTTCTCCTGCGGCAGCCACACGTCCACCAGCTCCACACGCTCGAGATACTGGTCCTCGACGAGCTTGCTCCGGCCGCTCAAGTCCCGCACCTTCTCGGACCGCACCGCCGGCTGGTTCTTGGCCGCCTTCTCCAGGAGGTCACCCCGCTGGTAGAGCCGCGTCGCCCGCGCCCACTCAAGCGGCACCGCGTAAGCGTTGCCCTCGAAGCTGATGTCCCACCGGCTCCACGCGCTCATGTCCACGATCCAGTTGTCCATCGAGATCGTGCCCGAGTACACCTTGCCCGGGTCCATCACCCAGTTCGGGCCTTCCCGCCACGTCCCCGTCGTCTTCGGCCCCAGGCCCGTCTTGAAGACGGCCATCCCGAACATGCTGTCCACCGTCCCGTCCGCCATCGTGTCCGTGAAGAGCATCTGCCGCAGCCGGTAGTTCAGGTTGAGGCGCATCACGTCCACGAACGCATCGAGGGCCGGATCCTCGTTCGTGATCATCGTTTCCGGATCGACCACGACGTTCGGCAGCAGCACCCGCACCAGGCTGTAGAGCATGGCGAGGTACTGCTTGCGGTTGGTGCCGTCCCCGTAGTAGTGGCCGGCGTATTCCCGGATGAAGCGCAGGCGCTGCGCCCGGAAGGGTGCGAGCTTCATCTCGCTTGCCCGCATCGCCTCGGCCAGCTTGACGGCCGAGCGCGTCTTGGACGTGCGGATGGTCGGGGCGCCATCGGGCCCCCAGCGGTCCTCGATGATCACTGGCTTTCGTTCGTCGGGCATTACGCGGCCTCCTCGAGCTCTTCTGCCCGCTGCTTCTCCCACGCCCGCCGGCGGGCCTCGAACGAATTCTGCGGGGGCTGGCTGTAGACGAGCGATGCGTACTTGGGCCGGTCGGCGGCGCCGCGCACGGCGAGCGCGAGGCCGACGACGAGGTCGCCGTGCTGCAGGCGCGCGGCGGGGTTGTCGGCCGCGAGCTTGCCGAGGACGGCCCGGCCGGCGGCGTCGTAGACGTACTGCCTGAGCTGCTCGAGGGTGTCGATCCCGTGGAGCGTGAGGGAGCCCCGCTCCAAAGCGTCGCGCAGGCCGTTGACGAGCAGGGACGAGCTCATCTCGCCGTATGGCCAGCCGAGTGCGTCGGTCGACGTCTCGACGATCTTGGAGGTGAGGGTCTTGCGCCAGATGAGGCTGTAGCCGGTCTCGCACATCGCCCGGATGGCGGTGAGGCCGTGCATTTTCTGCGGGCAGACGATCAAGGCGTCGTTGAAGTAGCGGGCGACGGCCACGGCCACGCGGCCGAGATCCGTGGGCAGCACGGTGTTCGATCTGAACTCGACGGCCTGGCGGCGGCCCTCGACCGAAAGCCCCACGATGGTCGAATCGCTCTTGCCGGTGCCGGCGCCCACGTCCATGCCCAGGGCGAAAGTCAGAAGCCCGCTTTCGGCCCCGGACGGCAGCGATTCGGGCCTGGCCTTCGGGTCGATCCAGACGCGCACGCGGCCATGAGGACGCGGTACCAGCCTGCCCGACTCGTCGACGTCCATGAGCATCGCGGGGTTGGCCGGGTGCTGGCGCGAGAGCCAGAGCTGCTCGAAGACGGGCTGGCCGCTCTGTGCCAGGAAGTCGAGCTCCATTTCCTTGCGCCACCGCCAGTGCTGCCGCCCCCCGAGCTCGCGGGCGTGCTCCTCCAGAAGCTCCGGCGGCAGCCCGATCGGGTCGGCGGAGTAATGAAGCCCCACGGCCACGAAGCCGTTGGAGAGCGGCCGGGCTTCCATGCCCGGAATCAGGATTTGCGGACTCTCGATCTTCATCGAACGCGCCATCTCCGTGCCAACGAAAAAGCCCCATACCGCCCGTTCGAACGGTATGGGGCTTCGGTTGCTGTCAACTCACCGGCTGGCCGGCCGGCTTCGCTGGGGATTCACTTGTTCGGTCAGTGCTGTTTCGGGCGGTCCGGCGGGGCCGTCTCGGCCTCGTCGCCGTACTTGAACACGTTCACGCCGGCGGCCTCGACGATCTCGTCGATCACCTTGCCGATGGTCGGCTCGGTCCTCTTGCGGGCACGCACGCGCCGGGCCGCGTCCTTCGAGCCGGTCTCGCAGATCGCCTCGGCCATCGTCGCGGCGGCCTTGCGGTTCTGCATGGCCTCGCCCGCCCTCGTCTCCGCAAGCTTGCGGTTCTCCTGGGCCTCACGCGCCATCATTCGCTCGGCCTCGCGGCTCTGCCTGGCTTCCTTGCCCTTCTTCTTGCCGAAGATGAGGCCCACCAGACCCACGATCCCGCCAATGATCAATTCCCACGGAAGTGCAGCAATGTCCATCGTCACAACTCCTCATTCATGGGGCACAACTTCATGCCCAAGCGGGACGCTCTTGAAGCGATACGTCCCCTTGGGGCACACGGTAAACTGGGACCCGTCGTCCCAGGTCAGCACGAAAAATTCGTTCACGTGCTCGATGGTCAGAAGGTGCATGCCCACCGAGTAGGTCCACACCCGCCCCCCGAACTCGTAGGCCAGGTGCACGATCACGTGCTTATCCGATGAACTCACTTAGCCGGTCCTCATAGAGGGCGTGAAAAAAACCCGGATGCGGCGTCGAGATCGCCACCATCCACCCGCCGCCCCGCAGGCACGGCAAACTCGCCGTGTAGGCGTCCGAAAACTCGTCCTGAAACGCCGCCTCGTCGCTGATGATCCCCGATACCGTGTTTGTTCGGATGATCTGCCCGCCCTGCGGGATCGCAAACAGCGTCGAATTCATCGCCGGCACGATCAGCTGGTTCGACAGCATCTCCACCTTCGGCACGAGCCACTGCCTTCCGGGAATGTGGTTGAAAATGAACTTGCACCGCCCCAAGAGGCCGTTCCCGCTCGTCTCGTTGCCGATGGCGTCCTCCTCGCGCTTCGACTGCAGCACGATGAACTGCCCCGGCCGCACCAGCACGCACCACAGTGCGATCATGCACGCCCACCACGTCACGATCATCTGCCGGCTCTTCGCGATCACCAGCTTGCGGTTGCCCTGCCACAAGCGCGTCAGCTCGACGATGTGCGGGCGCTCCGCCGGGAAGGGCTTGATCGGATCCTCGAAGTCGTGCTGGTCCACCGTCCATACGAAGTGCCGGCCGAAATCGAGCGGATCACGCCTTGCCAGCTCCCACCGCGTCCTCAAGGCCGCCTGCTTCAGGCTCCCGTCCGACAGCCTCCCCAGATTCCAACTGTCTGACGGCAAACTCGGCGTCGATAGCATGGTTGAGCCGTCTGAGCTCATCGGGCGTCATCCTCGTGAAGTCGAACGCCACGTTCACGTTCACGTTCTCCTCGTGCCGCGTCATCCCCAGAATATTCGCCGCCGCCTTCAGCCCCGGGATCGGGTCGCGCACCTCCACCGCACGGTGCTCGCTCCCGTCCTTCTCCACCGTCACCCGCGCCTTGGCCAGCACCGCCGTGTTCACCCCCTCCTCCCGCAGCTCCGGCAGCCCCTTCTTCCCATCGATGAACGGCTGAAAGTCCGCCAAGTCCGCACCCGCAAGCTGCTGCCCCAGCTTCTCGCTCACGTAGGCCTCCGTGATCCCCCCTAGCCGCAGCAATTCCGCAATCGCCGCCTGAACCTTCCGATGGCGGTGAACCTTGTGGGCGCACTGAAACGCCTGGTTGCGGCTCTTGTAGCCCGCAGCACGGTAACTCTGCACCTCGTTGAATCGAGTGGGGCCGCACGTGTAAGCCAGCACGTACTGCTGCTGCTGAAACGAGCATGCCCAGAAGGCGGGATACTGCTTTCGGTCGGATAACGCGGGCAGCGTCGCCGGATTGAACGTCCGGGCGAGCGTCTGGAGAGCTTTGTTTGGCGTCGACACGGGCCCCTCTAGATCGAGGGAACCCCAGAAGAGGCTGCGGCCGGGACCGCATGCAGGAACACAAGGGGCAGCATTCGCACAACTTCACGCCCCGGCTATCTCTGGGCCTCTGCGCGAAGTATACCACGCGATCATGAGCTTGTCAAGCGCTATTTGGCGGAAATTCTTCCAACTGCTTCATCGGCCTCCTCCGCTTCGGCAGCACCATGTCCGGCCTCAACACCTGCAGCACCTTGTCATACTGCCACCACCGCCTCGCCGATCTGCGCCTCCACTCCTCCAGCATGCCGCACGCCCGGTCGATACGGTCATGCAGCTCACCCGCACTGGGCTCCACAGGCCCCGCCATCGCACGCCGCTCGGCCTCGGCACGCCGCATCACGTCCTGGCTCCTCAACAAGCCCTGATGCCTCGTTATGGGCTTCATACGCCCAAGTATAGCGCATCCCGCCCGCCGAGTCAAGCGTGCCCAAGGGCTGAATCGCTAAAAATGCTGATTCTTGGAATTTTGAGGCTTCAGTGGGCGGAGAGGCCGTACAATACACCGGCAGGCCCGCCCAGGGATCCGCGATCCCC